AGAGTCAGATAGAAGTTGCGTTCTTCTACTGGGTTTGAAGCCATGATCATCCTTTCGCCTCCGACCAGTTATAAGCTGAGTGACAGGACACTCTCAATGGTATTCCATTAATAATGTTACCATCACCCATGGCATTTATAAACAATGGCTGAATTATGTCAACTGAGTCTTCTGGAACCATGGCCACTAGTTCGTCATGAACCTGAACAATTATATTAGAGTCTGTGTACTTGAGTACTTCATAAACGTCAATCATTGCTTTCTTACAGATATCAGCCGCTGATCCTTGTACTACTGCATTTACAGCCTGACGCTCTGCTCTAGAACGTAACATGTAATCATCTGATCGTAAATCAGGAAGTCTACGACGACGACCTGAGATAGTTTTTACATACCCCATTTTTATACCCTCATCAATGATGGACTTCTTCCATTTAGTTATTCCTGAGAACTGCTTGTAGTACTGGTCAATAACAAACCGTGCATGCTCTTCATCAACGCCAGTTGTTCTTGCTAGTTTTTGAGGGCCTCCACCATAAGCAGTTAAGAAGTTAACGCCTTTTCCAAGTTGGCGTTCTTCTGAAGTAACTTCCTCAACTGGTTTACCCAATATAAGAGCAGCTGCTCCAGAGTGAATATCATCGCCATTGAGAAAGAACTCACTCATTTTCTTATCCCCTGAGAACATACACATGACACGCAGTTCAATCTGGTCATAGTCAGCTACTAACAAAACGTTTCCTGGAGTGGCCACAAACAAACTACGAACGCTACTGTCTCTTGGGATGTTCTGTAAGTTAGGGTTGCTTGAGGACAAACGACCCGTAGCAGTTCTGTGTAAGTGGAAGGACGGATGTAGAGAGCCTTTGTTTAACTTTGTGAGCAAACCATCAACATAAGTTGACTTGACCTTTTTTGTTTCTGCCCAGTCAATCAACATTGGAACAATTGGGTGTTTGGCCTCAAGGTTGTGTAAAGCTTCTTCGTCTACTGAGGCTGAACCCTTTTCTGTAAACTTGGTGGGCTTTAGACCAAGACCCCCCTCTCGCTTCTTAGTAAACAACAGTTGTTGTTTATGCTTGGGGCTATCTGGGTTAAATCCAGGGGGAGCGTAGTCCATCATATTTAGAAGCAGGTTGTTTAGATTTTTGTCTAGTTCAACACCTAACTTCTTCATAGATCTATGGTCAACAGGGATACCTGTATCTTCCATTTCCATAAGCACACGGATAACTTCCATGTCTTGGCGCAGACATGACAACAACTCTTCTTTGTTTTGAATCTTCTGCCAAAGAATTTTGTACAAATGCCATGTCCATTTGGCATCTAGGTGCACATACTTTGTTGCTTTTGAAAAAGGAACCTGAGTGATTATTGCACCAAGCTTACCGTCCTGATGGTAAGGGTTAAACCCACCAAAGTTGTGAGCTATAAGCTTGTCAAGACTGTACTCTGATAGGTTCTCATTAAGAATATGCTGAGCAATCATAGTGTCAATAAATGGACCTTCTGGCAACTCATTATCAAAGTACTTACGAACAGATCTTGCGTCAAATTTGACGTTATGTCCGACCTTAACAAGATCACCAAAGAATATGGGTTCAAGTTCCTTAAAAACTTCAGTTCGAGACAGCTGTTCCGGGGCAGGGGAAAACACTGCTGGGATATAATACCTACCCTTAGCCATTGACTCCTTACCATTAGCCAGGAGTTTACGGTAACCACTTGGTGGGATTGTAGAACCATCGCCACGTTCTTCGGGGATAATGATTTCACCGTTGGGGTGCCCCATTGGGATTGCCCATGAATGCCCCTCTGTAGCAAGACCAAGCCAAAAGACTTCATTACGCATTGGATCTAACGCAAGAGTATTTGCCCATTTGTTTACAAGGATTTCTTTTGATCGGGCAATTACATCTTCAGAGGTTGTTTTAATAGTTGTAGCGTGTGTTTCCCATTCCTGGTCAATCCAAGCCATAACATCAGAATGTCGTTCTACAATACCTCGGGTTTCAACGTCAAATGCAAACGCCCCTACCTCAGTAATTGTAGCTACAATCTCCTGTAACTCTTCTATTGTAGATACAACATGGGGGGCCGTTAAGCCCCCCATGCAACCATTCAACTGGTTCATCTCAGTCTGCCAAATCTTCTAAGGCAATCTGAGTAAGGTCCTTGCGGGTTGGGATTTGGATAATTTCAGGGGTGTAGGCATCCTTGCGGAAAGTCTTCAAGTCATCTTCGGTAAGACCGTCAATGTTCCACTCTTCAAGATCTCGTTCCTTAACCAACTGATGATTGGTTGCAGAAGTTGCACCCTTACCTGAACGGCTAACCGCCCAGTAGTGCTTGGAAAGTGGTCCCTGTCGTGGATCAATGTGGAAGTTCTTAAGTTGGTCAATAACTCGTGGACCAACTTCGTAGGACTTATGCATTGGTTCAGCATCTGAAGATAGCAACACTACGTTAAACGCAAAGCGTGTTGAGGGTCGGCTACCTGCATCACAAAGCGGACAACCCTTGGGGTCTAGATCAGCAATGCAAGTAAAGGACTTCTGACCAGTACGTTCTACCCAGTGTTGGCGGTAGGTAGCGTACGGCTCATCTTCAAGAAACTTGATAATGGTTGTATCTTCTGAGATGCGCAATCTCTGTGCGTATGGGGAATCTGCTGATTTAGCTTGCTCTACAGCACCCCAACCACTACGGATTACTTTGGTAGCCACAGCGGGCTTGTCATCTTCATCATCATCGATTTTGCGGCTAGCACGTGTTGGCTTTGCCGCTTCTTCCATGATTTCTGTTTCGTCGTCATCGTCGTATCTGCTCATGATTTTTTCCTTTGTGTTTGTTAGTTGGGCCATTTTTGTTTTATGTATTTTCTGAATCCATCCCAGTTGGCCTTTGCTGGATTGGAAATTTGAAACTGATCAACAGCGTCAATCAGAAATTCTACCTGCTCCAAACTGTAAAGTCTACGACCTTTCAAAGTTTTTCCAGGAATTTGTTGGCCACGAGGTGTGGGAGTTCTAAAGGTGGCTCTAGGTATCCACCCTTGTTGCTCCCACATCCTAATGGTCACCGGCTTTCTATCTAATGCTTTAGCAAGTTCTCCAACAGAAAAGAACACACGTTCTTCTCCAGACATATGAAAGACTTTACCACGTGCACCATTTAGTCTATCTTCAAGTCTTGAATCTTTTTTCTTGACACTCTCCCTATTTTTAGGAGGTGTTTTACCAGGATAGTCAGGTAGATCATTGAAGAAGTCTAATGGGTCTCTAGGCATCATTCGTCTCCGTAGCTCTTACCCTCTACCACTTTAAATGCCCACGATTCCTTTTTGACATAAAGCTCATCAAGCTCAAGTTTTAGCTCTGGGTTATCCCATACTTTACCTAAAAGCTTATCTTCGCTAAGTACTCTTACTTCTTCAGAGACGTCTTCCCACATGTTTTTAGCTCTAGCCCACTGTTCTGCAGTTCGGTTATCCAAGTTGATAGAGACACGACGTTCTCTCTTTAGTTGGTGCTCTCCTGCAGGAAGCCACTTATGGCCTTTATCATCAACATCTCCGTAAAAGTCTACTTGGCTGCTTAGTTCTTTTTTAATCTGATCCAGGCGCTCTTGGTATTTCTCAATAAGACCCTTTAAGTTTACGTACTCAGTAACTATTCGTCCTAGATCAATTTCATGAATTTTTGAGTTGGTACTCATGTTTCTCCTATACGTGTGATTCACGCAGGAATTGCGTGAGGCTTCCTAGTGTTATGTCAAACCCACCACGAACATCATGGTGTTTGCCATCCACGAATGCTTCATTGATTGACCGTTTTTGTTGAAGCATTTCGTATTGGCGTTCTTCAATACTACCCTGCATAACAAAAGTTGCAATAGTAACGTGAGGAAATTCTGAGGAAAGTCTAATAATTCTTGCTTCTCTTTGTTCGAGCTTTCCACTGCTCCATGGAAGGTCATATGAAATTAGGTAGTTGGCCATAGGTAAGTCAACACCATAACCACCTGCGTCGGAGGATAGGAATAAACGAGTGTCTGGGTCGGTACCAAACTGCTGTTTAGAGTTGTCACGATCTTCTGCTGACATCCCTCCCATGAATAAAACACTCTTTGTTAACTTAGAAGTAGCTTCCTTAATTAATCTTAGGTTTTCTTTAAAGAAAGAAAATAGCACTACTTTATTTTTTGGGTCTGCACTAAGGACTTCTTCAATGTACTCAACTACTGCATTAAGTTTTGGGGTGTCTATTGCTTTAGATAAGTAGCCTCTTGAATCAATATCAAATGCGTAGGCGCTTCCCTCGTTAGGGCGTTTTGGATCTGCATATATTGCAGCGGATCTTGATACCAGATTTGGGTTGTCACATAGCATTCTAAGGACAGTTAATCTAGACATGATCTGCCCTTGTGCTTCGTTGGAGGCTGGGTCATTGTAATGCTTCCATAGATTGAAAGAACCACCGTGTTTGGACATGGCTTGCTGAAGCTGGTGCAGCAGGTCAGTTGCAATAGTTCTGTATAATGTTGCCCCGTGGGTATCAAATGGTACAGGAATTAACTGGTGGATAATTTCAGGAAGCTGATCAGCAATATCTTCTCTAGTTTTTCTGATCATGCAGTCTTCCATTGAAGAATGTAGGTTGTTTAAGTTTCTATAGCGCACGGGTTTACCATAGTAATCACGAACTATAAAGGTTCTGTCAAAGGCATCAAATGGGCCCAGTACCGTTGGGTCAACAAACTCCATGATGGAGAACAGCTCTTCTGGTCGGTTTTCAATTGGCTGGCCGGTTAAGGCGTACCTATAGACCATTGGTTTGGATATCCTTTTTACCATCTTAGATCGTTTACTTGAACGAGATTTAAGCATGGTTGCTTCGTCCACCACAATTGCTTGACATGGGATGCGTTTAAAGAAATCTAGGTCTCTAATAAGGCATTCAGTATTAACAATCACATACTGTGATGAAATGGCTGCTTTCCAAAGTTTCTCTCTAGTCTTTGCAGGGCCATCAATAACAGTTACTCTGGAGTTTGTAAACCTCTGTATTTCACGTTTCCACTGATACTTGAGCGATGCTGGGACAACAACTAAACATCGGTCAATGTCTCTATTGACTAAAAGGGTTTCTATGCAAGAGATAGTTGTAACGGTTTTGCCTGCTCCCATGACAAGCCCAAGAAGCACTTGACCACGGTCAAGCATCTTTTCAACTGATTCTTCTTGGTAGGGGTAAAGGGAACCTGTAAACATCTAAGCAATCCATGGGGGCATAATCTTGGCTGTTTCTAAACCAACCTCAATTTCAACGTCCGTCATATCTCCTATATCTTTAGCATCAGTATTTTTGTAGTTCCACCAGTACAAACCTTTGCGAGGTGTACCAAGTGCGTGGTAAAGCTTCTTACTAGATTCTACACCAGCTTTGTCGTTATCCATTGCTACTATAACTTTATCAGCTAAATGTAGTATAAGGTCTATTTGCTCTTGTGATACGTATGCTCCAAAAGTTCCAAGTGCTTGAGCCTTATCTGTTACCTTGGCAAGTCTAATAACATCTAATGGTGACTCCACAATAACTGCTGTTGAGCTGCGGAAACGTTCAACTCCGAATAGAGTCTTAGACTTCTTTACCCCAGTTGGAAAGTTTAATACACTACCTAATCTTTTTTCTTGCCAACCATCTAACCGTCCGGTAGCAGACATGATGGGTATGGCCCAAGCTTTGTTCTTTGGGTTCCAACGTACACCATAGCGATGTGTTATCTCAGGGTCTAAGTTGCGAGAGTTGCATAGCCGTTCTGGAACTCGGTCAAATCCAAAGAAAGCATCGCGATCTACAAACACATCTTCTTGTGGGGCTTTGCCCTCTATCAAGGTTTTGTAGCTTGCATCAACAATCATCTTCTGTATTTCAATCCCAGAGTCACCACCTGAGAGCTCATACAGGAGAGATGAGAGTGACCCACGTGCTCCACATGAAAAGCAGATCCATAACCCAGTTGTAGCATTCATGCTCCAAGATGGAGAATTATCTGGTTTGCCAACCGTTCTGATGTGGACTGGGCACTTACCAGTTATTTCTTTGTCGCCAACTCTTTTAACCTCTACCCCTAGTGATTCTAGGACTTGGGCCAAGTTAGTCGAATGAGGGGTTGATATGGTCGTCATAGTCTGATACCTCCTCAAACTCCATAGTAGTCCAGTCCCACTTAACGTGTACTTCACCAGTAGGTGCTGTTCGTGCTAGTACAACTCTAATGATTGCTTGGTCTTCCATATCTGGGTTTCGTTCAACACCAAGAATCAAGTCTGCATCTTGTGCAAATGACGAGGTGTATCCAATTGCATCTGCTGTAACCGCACGAGTCTTTTTGTTGCCTAGCTTCCAAGAAAGAACCTGGGTAGTTGCAACCACAGGAATGTCAAAACGCTGTGCAAGTCTTTTCAAAGATCTTGTGATGTTGGTTAGGGCTTGGGGGCTTCCCTTTGCTTCACCCTCCTCATCATCCATCAAGTACACACCATCAACAAACAACACATCAGGCTGATACTCCTGAACTTTTCCAGCAAGAGCTGTAACTGTTGTAAGAGAAGATGTGTCTTCACTGAAAACAAATGGGTGCATGTTCTTGCGAATGCTCAGGGCTTTGCGGATCTTTACCATGTCATCATTATTTAAGTCACCTGACAAGATGCGGGTATACGGTACTTTGGAAATCAATGAGTCATACCGTGCTTCTTGTTCTTCAATGCTCATTTCAAAAGAAACAAAGAGTGGGCGCTTGCCGTGGATGTGTGCAGAGTTGGCAAGGATCAAAGCAAACAAAGACTTACCACGCTTTGGTTCACCAGCAAACACAATGAATTGCTGTGGACGTAATCCGTGTGTGATTTTGTCAAGACCATGAAAGCCAGTTGGAATACCACGAAGAGCGTTTGGGGTATTCCGCATTACCTCATAGCGGGCCATTCTGTTTTCCCAGTTTTGAATAATGTCAATATCTCTAAGGCGGGCAGCATCAACAGATGCTTTTTGTAAACCTACGGATAGAGCGGCCATTGCCTCTTCAAGGTTGTTTGCGTCAATCGCAGGAATTGCATGAGACAAAGAATCCATAATGGTTCTTCTTCTAAACCCTGCTACCACTTCTTCAATCAACCTAGAGAAAGTTTCTCCAGAGGCATCTTCTAATGTGACATCTCCAAATTCTTGGTTGAACACACGTTCGGTAGGAACTGCACCATGAACGCGGTTGAACTCCAATAGCCATGACCATATCTCAGGCCATGAACCAGTAAAGTGGTCAACTTTCAAACCGGCCTTGATTGGAGTATTTAAGTCTTTTTCTTGAATGATTTTTGAAACTAGGTATAGCTCGCTGGAAGCCATCATATTCTCCATGCAGTGTTTGGTTTAACAACGTGGGCTCTAAACCCTATTGTAAACGCTTCTTCGTCAGTTGATACATACACCGTTCGTATGCCTCTGTTGTATCGCAAATCTATTTCGTAATCTTTTGGTGAGTCGTACCACAACACTGTGGTGCGGACTCCTTTACGTAGTAACCATTCGTAAATTGGATCAACTGCATCGGGGTGCAGGAAGGTAATTACATCAGTACCAATTCCCAACCGATTAACGCAGTCAGCTATGGAGCGTACAGCAAGATCATTTGGTTTCCACATTGGAATTGCAGTTTCCCAATTATTTGCTCGTTCATAAAATTTGTACTTGGTCTTAGCTGTAATTCCTTCGGGGGGTGTTGCTAGGACACCCTCCCATATGCAGGATTGTCCAAGAATGGAATACTCTGCTATGTCACCACGTTCCATTAGGAAACCCTTATTTCAGTCATCTCTGTTGTGGATACCTTGACCCGATCACCATACCGACGATTAAAGTCCATGGTTCCTAGGGTTGTGGTAATAATAATTGAACGGGTGTCTTCATAGCGTCTGCGGATAAGACTGCCAACTTCATGAGTTGAGAATTCTGTTTCACGCTCTTGTCCCACTCCATCCAGTAGTACAATATCAAATACTCCTTGGATGTACTTAAGCAAGTATGGCATTGAGTACATCTCTGGAAGAAGCCCACCATCTTGTTCAAACGTATCTTTGAGCATGTCTATGTAGCGGTCACTGCTTACAAAACGGCCAGATGCACCGTTGCGCAAAACAAGTTCTTGAAGAACTGCTTGACCAACAATACTCTTTCCTGATCCAGTCTTGCCGTACAAAAACAAACTGTCACCTTGCTGGTAGTTGTTAACCCAGTTGGTAACTTCTTCGATACAGCGATCACTTACCGTAAGTGCCTCTAACGACCATTCTGCCCAGCGTGTGGGAATTCGTGTATGGAATAAGCGCTCTTCAACAGAGCGGTTTCTCCACCACTTCTCTGATTTCCAATCAGTCGGAACCTGGAATGTCTGTGTCATGATTCTCCGTGTAGTAGCCATTTTCAATTATGCTCCAAAAGTCTGAGTCAATAGTTGAAGCTTCTGAGGTGCGCAACTCTAGCCACTCTTCAAACTCTTCGTGTGTTTCAAATGAGGTTGTGACCCAATTCACAAAACGTATTAATTCTTCAAAACTTGTAAATGCAAATACTCCATCAATTTCCATGGGTCACTCTCCGATAGTTGTAAATCGCTGAAACAATCGTATCAGCAGCAGGTCGGAGGGTAGTGCGAGTTTTTGCAAGCAGTTCTTTTGGAAGTGTGATACCAACAAGATCTTCCTGTAGTTCTTTAAGGTCTACCTCTTCTTCTCCAATATGCCACTTGACCAGGGAGTTTAAAGAACTAATTTGATTTCTAAATAACGATGATGAGAAGTCGTCAGCTAGCTCAATAACTTGTGCTACTAGCTCTGGGTATCTATAGCAAACGTCCATTCCTGAGATAATGATAACCTTACGTAAGGCTTCATCAGAAGCTTTATCCCAAGGTAAGTCCAGCCCCTCACGATTAAAATCATTGAGCATCAAACTTAGAATTGGGCTGGTGTTATCTAACACTGTGTCAAGTGTTTCCATTAGGGATGCTTGAACACCTTTGCTAGAAAACATAAGAACTGGGGATTCTGCTCCACGCATACGGTCGGTGCTAAAGAACTTGTCAATCATCTGACGAACGGTTGTTCGTGAAACACCAGCGTCTAGTAGAAGCTTGATTGTTCTGCGGAGAATGTTCATGTCCTGAAAAGAATACGAACAAACCATTACTGATCTGGGATGGTACACAAAGTAACTAGCTAAGTCATTTACCTCTGGTCGGGGTTTACGTTTTACTGGTTCTTCAACCTTTGCTTTTTCGTTTACGTCTGCGCCAAGAATCATATCCTCTACCTTATCACGAGGGCCATCGGCCTTCTTTACGGTTTTATTACTATTACTCTCTATTATTACTATTTCTCTAGAGATCAGCGCTTTTGTTACTTGTGCTGGTGTTATGTTCATTTTGATAGGGTCATGGGTGACCCCATTGGAGGTAGTGGGTAGGGTCATGGGTGACCCTATTGGGGGGTTTGTATTGGAGGTTGATAGGGTCATGGGTGACCCTATTGCTGGTTGTGTGTAGTTGATTATGTAAATGTTTTTCTTTGGTTTGCGTCTAATTTTTGTGGTAATTATTTGTTGCTCAGAGAGCCATTTGAGTGAACGTTTTACAGTTTCTTTTGATGTACGTGATGCATCAGCAATCTCTTGAGTTGACACTTCTGCAGATTTATTGTGGATGTGCATCATAGAAACCAGGCATGTTAAAACATGCAGATCACGAGGTTGGCCATGCTCAAAGATATGAGCAACTGCCCACTCAGGGACTGCTATAAAGCGTCCTCCAAAAACATTACTGGTTCCCATTGGACTAGTGATCATAGCCCACTCCAGTCACCTCCGCAACCCCCATTCAAAAATGATACGATTTAGGGTGGCCAAACAACAAGGAGTTATCATGAAGGATTTAGTTAAGTCGCTCAAAGTGTTGGTATCCGATGTGGTTACATTTTACTTTATGGCACATGGGTATCACTGGAATGTAGAGGGCCAGGACTTCAGTCAGTACCATTCCCTATTCTCTGAGATCTATGAAGATGCATATGGGGCAATTGACCCCATTGCTGAAAACATCCGGAAGCTAGATGATTACGCCCCCTTTAGTCTTCAGAAGTTTCTTGATCTAAGAACTATTGATTTTAAGGATGTACAAACTACCCCTAAGGCAATGGCTAAGTCATTGCTAACAGCAAATGATTCTTTGCTTGTATCTCTTAAAGATACCTTTGAAGCAGCTATGAAAGCCGATGAACAAGGTATTGCTAACTTCTTGTCAGAGCGCATTGACATGCATCAAAAATGGGCTTGGCAACTCCGATCCTCAATGAAGTAATTTAAAATGCCTGAATTAAACGCAAGCATTCCACCAATTGAGTGTTACGTAAGAGGTAATTACCTTCGTAATCAATTGGACTCACACGACCAATACTTTCCTTGCATGATCTTTGGAGTAGCTTCAATGCAAGGCAGATCCCCCTTGTTTCATTTCTTGATGGAGGATGGGGGTGTTTGGTGGAGAATGCCCATATCAGCTTTCTGTGCAGAACCGGGCGTACCCGAAGTAGATATACATGATCTAGTACTGTGGAATTCTTTTAGTTCACAAATCACTGTTACAGAGTTTGAAGTAATGCGCCATATGCGAATGACCTATGTAGCTCGCTCAGGAGAATTTGTTAACGGCAAATACCTATTCACTCTTGACTGGCACTCCCCCGATGCAAATCAAATTAACGCTGGTTTCAGTGAAAACCCAGGTCAGCATAAATGCGGCCATGTCATTCTAAGAAATGATGGTAATTATGCCATACAGCCAAACAATAGAGTAAGACTATTTGACCCGTCGCTTACTACCAAAGACGGGACTCTTATTGAAAGACTTATTAATACTCGTCTATGGGATGTAGAAGACGCTGATAAATGGCGCACCTCAGACGACAATAGATACTTTTATGACATTGAAACCAAATAGATAAGGAGCCAATATGGCAGCTAAAAAGAAGGCAAAGACCCCAAGGGTGGTCTTAATGAAAAAGGACGTAAGTCTTACGAGCGTGAAAACCCCGGTAGTGACCTTAAGCCACCGGTAAAAAAAGAACAGGCCGCTAAGTCTGAGAAGTCAGCAGCGCGTCGTGATTCTTTCTGTGCGCGTATGGAAGGCATGAAAAAAAAGAACACTTCATCAAAAACAGCCAACAATCCTGACTCCCGTATTAACAAGTCCTTGCGGGCTTGGGATTGCTGAAGGGGGGTAAGTATGTGTGCAGCATGTGGATGTGGTTTGAAAGATAAGAAGGACCCCGGATATGGCAAGGGTCCCGCAAAGAAGAAAGCAGCGCCGGCAAAGAAGGCAGCTCCTAAGAAGAAGTGAACTCACTAATTTAATAGTAGTTACTATTGAATAACAAAAGGCCCCCTTGCGGGGGCCTTTTGCTTGGTTTGGGAACCGTATGTGAAGGACAATCTTACTCGTCCGATTGAGTATCTACAACTAAATTCATAATCTTTTTCAAAAGATCTTTGTTCATTCCAAAGCCAAGTTCAGTACCGTCATTGAACAACAACAGTATTGATCCAATTTCAATGTCTTCTTTGATTTTTGTTGAACCAGTCAAAGCGTCAATTGCTTCCTCTTTGTTCTTTACCAGGAACCCAGCATTAGCTGCCATTCTTTTTACCGAAGCAGCTGGCATAATTTCAAGAGTTTCTCTATCAAAGCTAGTTACATCTAAATCAAGAACCTTGTCCAGATGGTCTTCCATTTCAGATACCTCTGTAACTGACAGAGTTACTTCACTTTGTTCTGGAGGGTCAACTACAATTGGGCACAAACCATTAGTAAGTTCTAATGATTCAAGGCCACGGTTAATTGTACTATTGGCAAGGTTTAATGAACGCTCAGGATTGGTTTCATCCCACATAATTAAAGCAATCCCAGGCTTACAGTCAACCAAAAGATCAATTACTGTGGAATCTACATCTTCTACCAAAGTTACATTTAAAGCATTTTTACTTAATGCTTTTGGAAGTGGGCGGCCTTCTGAAGAAGCAACTATCTCGTAGTCAATTTCATTATCCAACATCCAATCATAAACACATTCCATTGATGGTGAAATTGTTTTTGAACCGTACCAGGGGACTACAAAAGCATGCTTTGCAATATCATTAAGTGAAGCATTAATTACTTCCTTGGGGACACTTGCTCCACCAAGAATTCCATACGTATTTGTCTTTGCCATAACGCTCCTATCGAAGACTCTTGCGGTGTGCAGCATCTCCACTAAGAGTCAATAGGCGGAGTGCTGAATGCACTGTACCAGATAAAGCTGCAATTGCAGCACCATCTACAAGTATATTATCTGTGTCTATGGCAAAACACGAAATATAGGATAGGGCTATTGAGGCCAATATTTTGACCCAAGGCATTGCTTCTTTTGGCAACAACGAGTCAATAAGTTGTAGCACTTTATATACAGCTAGTGAAGCTATTACTAAGCTCATGTATCTCCTGGTATCTTATCGTATGTAATAGTATACATATAATTTGGTGTTTTTACAATGTTACCAACTGTTGGTTTGTAATATCCATTGCTGTATAGAGTGCCAGAAGAAATAGTTTCTTTAACTGGAAGCAAGTCTTTTAATAATCTAGAAACTACCTGGGTAGTTTTTTTCCAGTTAGTTGTATACACCGAAAAAGAATTATGGGGTGTTCCAAGCCATCGATAATCAGAGATACTTCCTACAGAAGTATTTCCATTTAGTAACCACCCTCCCTCAACAGTATCTCCATCAAAATACTTACCAATATAATTTCGTTCTAGTAAAACATAAGAGAAATCAGAATATGAAATATTTTGATTATTGTAATTAGTATTATACTCAATAGTTAATTTTGCTGGAGTGTATGTGGTTACTGTATCTGGAATTACTATTCTCCAATACTTTGTAGTACCAAAAGTTTGTGGCTCAGAGTCTAGTGCTATTAAACTTGCACTACCACCGCTTACACCTGATGAGTTATATATTGCAATATTGTCTATTGATCCAGGTATGTTTCTAGAACCACTGGTGGTGTTGGGAATATTTATTGAAACATAGAAAACATCTCCGCCAATGACTTTTACGTCAGCGTTGGCTGTTTCTAAAATGCCATGAATAACATTATTAGGATTAGTAAAACTTACCCATTTTTCTGTAGATACAGCAGCTGAAGAAAAAACATCACTAGGAGAACCTCCATCAATGATGCTTGCTTGGGCTGTTCCTACTTCCCCAGATTCATATATAACAGCCGATTCATCAGCAGGTCCACCTCCATCTAATCCAGCTGCTACCCCAAAAACAAATTTAGGGTCTTTAATTAGGTTTACTCTCTGTGAGTAAACCTTAATAGTTTTATTGTTACCATCTATTTCTACGTTTGCGCCAATTACTGCTTCTAAAAACTGCTCAATAGAAGCACCTGTACCATTTTTCTTACGTGAGTTACTTACTATAGTAAGTAGGTCTCTAAGTCTTTGAGAACCAAGATCACTTACAGTAACACCTACTCCTAAATCACTAGCAATATAATCTAGTGTTTCTTCATTTGCTACCCTAGGATCTTTCATTGATATTGCAAAATCTAAAGTAGTTCTAAACTTGTCTAAGTCCCAACCAAATACTGATAAGTATTTTTTAAGATCCCCAGTACCAACTTCATCTTGATATTGGTAGTAGGCTGGTATTTTTGCATACAGACTTTCTGTTGAGCCGTAGTCTGATGGGACTAATACTTCAAGTTTTGATACAGGTTCATAATACTCGTCGTTATTTGATTTATATCGAATAAACATGGTATAGTAGGCCCACTCACCTTCTACACCTGCATGTACAAACTCTTCAATTGTACGTGTTTCTATGAGCACAGAACCTTCTGCAATAGTATCTGGACAACCAAATGGCGAGTACACAATATGTACTGAGTATGGTTCTGCGGTTACTCCAAGTTCATAGAGTGTAAGGCCCCATTTTAGGGTAACTTGTTTGTAGTCAGTTGACCTAGCTTCAAAAAATGCAGCATTTGAAAGTGTATTACCTGCCGCAATTGCTGTGCTTAGAACCGGGGCAGTTTGTACATTGTCACCTTTTATGTATGTAGCAGAAGCAGAAGCAGTATAATTTTGTGGTCCTCCTAATGAAGCACCAATTCCACCAGCATAGTATTGGAGATACGAACCACCTTCAAATGATCCTCTTCTTATTGTAAAAGATCTACGTGCCATCTTATGAAGCTACCATCCCTCCAGAAAAGGTAAAAGAAATAGAACCTTTTCTTATTAGGTGTGTTGGATCTAATACAGTAACTTCTGCATTGCTTGAATTTAAGATTTGAAAATTTGATATTTCAATGTAATCAACACCATTTAAAGCCATAATTGCTTTATACACGTCAGACTTTCTTATTTGTTTACCAAAATCAGTAGCGTCAAAAGATAATAAACCATCTATGGCGTTGTATACATTATTAGCTATTGCATTACTTACAAAACCATCTGAAACAAAAATCTCAGCAGTTATGTTTAGTCTGTTTAAAGTAATAGTGCTTGCTGCAATGGGAGTTACACCAAGCATTGAACGTGGTGTAACTCGGTTAACAATATCTGTTTTTAAATCAGCAGGGACAGTAATTGAATGCGAGGTAGTTGTTAAAAAATCACTTACATAGGGTAACCCATAAAGTACTACAGAAGCTCCACCACTTGCTGATCCAGATCCCGGAGTATAAGTAGTAACTGCTTTATAAACACCACTTACAGACCTAGTAAGGTCTTCATAATCTTTTAGAGTTACAGCTCTATCTTGTGTTCTAATATAGGATATTATATTAGACTTAAGTGTTTCCGCAGTTTCTCCATTGGTACCACCAGAAGCTACACTTGAACTACTAATTGTTATGTATGAAGGTGCGGTACTAACAAGTGTTTTTATTAAGTTACTTCCAATGTTTCCATCAGCACCAGAACTTCTAGTGTAGCTAACTTTAATAGTAGATCCAGAAGGTGGTATGTACCCATTAATTCTATTACCAAAACTTAACTGAACTTTTCCAGAAGAGGATAGAAAAACACTAAATCCTCTAGAGTTTTGTGGTATATCTTCAATAGTTTCATAACTAACCCAAGTATTTGCTACACCCTCCTCAGTGACAGTAACAGATATTGTTGCTGCATCTGCATCGGAGTTAGCCAACGTATAAACTTGGTTAGGCAAACCAGTTGCTGATGACACTACAGTTTCATCAACTATTCTAATTCCTTCAGTAACTGATATTTCAGCAGATTGACCAGGAGTGATAAGGGCTTCACTGGAGGCATAGAAGTTATAAGTAGTGTTGTTTGAAACAGCAGAAAACTTGTCTCCAATATTAACTGTGTATATGTTAGCTGAAGCAGAAGAACCATTAGCTATAAAGACATTAGCTGTGGATGATCTTCTACCACTAGGTTTGTACCCAAACATGTTTGCGTAAGCAATTAAGCTTTCACGTTGAGTTGCTGTAGTTATAAAAGCTTCCCTACCTGCCCGATCAATATAGTAATTCATAATGTCACCCATATATGACCACAGGTCGACAAATAACATACCAAAATCTGATGGGTCTCTATCCGTCCACTCTGGGGCAACAAGGGCCGCACGATTAAGAAGGTCTTGTCTAATGGTGCTATATGTTCTACTGGCGTAATTAAATGATTGATCCATTACTCAACCTACACAATCGTGTCTTCGGTAACTATACCTGGTATAGCTATTTTTACAGTACTACCTAGTATAGTCCCAATAGGTAGTCTGTATGTAAGGTATACATTAAGAATTGGGTCAGAACTGGTAATTGAGGATACATCAAAACGCATGTCTAATACTGTAGCACCAGATAGATTTTCTTCTAAATCCATCAAAGCTTCCACCTTTGCATCAAGCAATATTATTTCACTCGGGTATTCATTAATTAGCATTGCAATATTACTACCATATAATGGGTGAAGTATTCTTGAGAATTTTGGAGTGTTTAATATACTTTCAATCTTTTGATTTATGATTGTAACAGTATCTTTAGTTACTTCAGTTTTACCACCTGCAAAGCTAAATGGTGTTTTAATTACTTTCATAAAATCCTCTCGATTAAGCGCTTCCACCATTAATACTATTAATGGTTGTAGTATCGGTAATGTTGCTTATTAAATACACCTTGTTAAAATTTTCTCCCTCAATAGCAACAATTAACTGAGCACCTTCTGCTGGTGGCCATTCTGAACCAACTTCAGTGGGCCTATGCATAGTTATAGTTTCATTTGCACCAAGAATTGATGGTATCTTTACGTGTACTTCCTGGTCTAATGATCTAATTACAAGAGCTCTATATAGACTGATATCTGAACTAGGCATACTGCATCACCTCAGAAGTCTCTGCTACCCATTTATCGTTTAATAAAAATGAGTCAGGAGGGTTTGAAAACTTTTTTGTTAAAGTAAGTGTTGGTGTATCTTCATATTTAGAATCTTTAATTACTGAAAGTTCGGTTACATAGTTTTCTGATTTTACTAAATGTTTAACATCCGTTACATACCATATTCCATCAAAATCTGATGAATAGCCCTTTAGGTCTATTAAACCACCAGGTACTGCACCAGCACCATACATCACTTTTATTGTAGCGTTATATATATAGTTACTTTTATCATTGTAATCTACAATTTTTAAACCTTCTTCTAAAGAATTTGCTGAGTAATACAGTGGTTTTTTGAATACTTTAGATGCACTGCTACCCGGATTGTAGTCAATATCTTCTGAAGTAACAGTATGCACATTGTTTTGATTATCTAATACAGTTACAATTGACTTACTTGCATTTACTGAAGACGATATTCTTCCAAGAGTAGCTTCAAAATTTAATACCGAAAATGGTTGGTTAGCTTGTGTTTTTGAAGAAGTAACAGCCACATGATAAGAAGACAATCTTCCTGTTGCTTTTGACCTATCCCATATATGCAAATGAGTTCCATGTAATGTAAAAGATAAACCAAATGTTTTACATACTTTATTTAAAAAAGACCAATCGCTCTCAGTAGCCTGTACTAAACGAATAGGCTGATATGAGTCTGTTGGGTAATCAATACTAAATCTATATCTAGAAGATATATCATTAATAATATCAGTCAATGTTGGGTAGTCCCATACCTTTGATCTTACTTCTTTCATTACAAATGAAGCACCCACACAGTAAAGCTTTGTTAACTGTATGGGGCTTTTATTTACAAAGCCGTCTCTGTTATTTGAAAAAGGTTCAGTGTAAGAAACATATCCATTAAAAGTTTGACTTCTTCCACTTGAAGAACCTAGAAAAAACTTAACTGGTGCTCCTATGTAATCTGTTACAGCTCTTGGAGAAATACCGGTCATAGTTATAACTAACAAATCATGCTTATTTTCTGATAATGAGAGATCATACTCTAGTACAGAATTATATAAAACTTGCATGTTATTGATGACTAGTGTGGTTACACCAGCAAAATTGTTTAAAGACTTAGATATCATAATGGTATCCGTATCAAAGTACCAGCTGTGATCTGATCAGGCCATTGCACTTGCGGATTAATATCCGCAATTTCCCAGTACCTTGATTGATCATTTAAGAATCTTATACTTAAATTCATAAAAGTGTCACCATGTGTTGCTACATACACTTCATAAGTGGAAACTACAAACTTACTTCTAGAAGCAGTTTGACCAGAAGCATCAAGTGTATATCTATCTGTTGATAAGTAGGTTGTTTTCATGCTACCACACTGTAAATGGGTGAAAGAGTATCTTTAAATCTAGTATTGTCACCTTTTACTATAATAACTGATCTATCTAGCGCAGAACCACCAGCTTCATTTCCAGGTGCGGCTATATTGTAATATACAGCAACTACTGTTACTACAGCAAAATATTTATTAGATAGATCGTGAACATCATCAACTAAATCTAGTAAAGAGTTAGGTAGTTTTTGATATACGTCAAATGGAACTGCATTGTAACCATTAGCACTATTGCTACTTACTTTGCTAGCATCCCAGCTAGGGTCACTAATTTCTTTATCTACCGAAGAGGTTTCTATATAGAGTTTTCTGGCTTGGTCACTGTCTGTCTCAGGATAATCTAAAGTTTCCAATAGTTGGTCTAATCTAGTTTTAATGTTACTACCTGAGCTATTAGCTGTTGATATATTTATGGCTTGAGAACCTTTGTTTAAACCATTATATACTGGATCAAAAGTGCTAGTTCCTAACGTCCAGTTTTTAGGTTTCTTAGTAAAGTCATCCCAGCCATCTGTATCTCTAAATGCATATCCTGTAGTGTATTCCCCTACTCTCCCCGTTGGGACCTTAGATTTTCTATCACTTGGTATTGTTGCTGTGAATGCACGTGCATCTGTTTCACTATTAAATGGTCCATAAATGTAAGAGAATACTTTTATGTCAACAACTGGGTTGTCACTACTCATATCTTCAAATACTTTTTTTCTTATGGCTTTCCTATCATCAACTGTCTGTGAAAGCTCTACAGTAATACCAGGGACTCCATATGGGGTAAGACAAGGTATGAGTTCTGGATTAGCAAATTTTAGTAGTACGGTAGGCTCATAAATGGCGTATGGATCATTTGAAGTAGATTGAGGTTTAGCCTCAGATATAAGGCTGGTACCTCCTGTTATTGCATATGGTCGGTTGTACCAAAAATTTTTAGTAGCAAACATCCAAAATGGTTGATATATCAGACCAAAACTTTCACTGTTTGCCCCTGATTTTGTTGAGGTAATTGACTGTGAGTATTCAAGTGTTGCGTCAGGTATGCCCCCATCAGAAAGTATTCTTGGGTCTGCATTGTAGGCAACCGTAATACGCTGAAGATGAGTTTCGAGCAACTTACGTAGTGTGGTTAGGTTATTTGTATATGTAGTTAGTTCTTCATCATTTTGTTCTTGAGTTTCTTCTATCTGTGCAGTTATAAATGTCTTAGCTCTAGCAAAACCAATATAAATTGCTTGCATCTGTAAGTATACTTTACATTGTATTGGAATCATCTTTGCACTAAACTTTGTAAACAAAACATTTGTATTCATTACAAAACCATCAACCATAAACATTGGAGAAAAAATAACACGACATGGTTGAGGTATCAAGAATGCAGAGTTTCCAACATTTAAATCACTCATAAATTTAATACCGCCACTTGGATCACTATCAATATTTGTTAAAAAATCAGCAGTCTTTTTTGAGTTTAAGTCGTAATCAGCGTCGCCATCTTCAGCGTATACCCCGCCATCTGTATTTAAAGGTTGAAAAGTAGTAACAGGATTACCAGCCGTTGCTGTTGCTTGGATATTTAACTGCTTGTAGTTTACGGTAGCGTAATTTTTTACGTCTTGTTTCAATTTAGCTAGTTGCGCTTCCATTAACTCAGAACTAAGTCCCTGTCCAATTATTGAATATAGTACACGTAAGTCATGGAATACACCAACAGTTTCTGGAGACTTAGGGTCTGGCATAGTTCCCTCATCATTAGTAACAGTTAATGAACGGTTACTATTGACTTCCATACTTCTGTCAAATATTAATTCAAAAGCAAATGTTGCATTACCAGCCATTGGTTGATTAAGCTGTGAGGGATCTTGCAAGATTGGTAAATACATATCTTTTCTTGCTTCAATTTGATGTTGAATATCTTGTGGGTTAAATTGAAAATTGCATCGTATGTTTGGAAATTGAGCCAGGTTTCCACCTTGATTTGTTACTAAGTTTCTAATAAAACCTTTTGGCAGTACTTGGGTATGTGCTTCCAATTGATCAGTAGCATTGTTAAGACGAACAGTTCTCGATTTATTTGGGTACAGGCCAAACGGATCATTGGTAACGCTTTTAGATGCATCTGGGTCTTTTCCAGAGCCTGGTTGAGTTCCTTCTAAAAAAGTAAAAAGATCATCGTAATCACCCTTGTAATCAGCCATTACATACTCCTAAATTTGGTTATATTTGCTTCTTGTTCAATTAACTTTGCAATCTTTTTGGCCATAGACCTTAAATCATACTCACTTACAGCGCCGTTATTACCTGTTGACGTCATATTTATTACTGGTGAAATAGTTACAGTACTACCTTCATGGTAAGAACCACCTCCACCAGATGATCCAGATGATGAAAGCATGGGCGAACTTGGTATTGACATTGGTTGCATTGAAGAACCAGATACTGGATCTCCTACTGAACCACCCCACGCTCCCATCTTTTTACCCCAGTCTGCTATGGGTATAACTGCATCTAGCCCTTCTTTTCCATAACTATTTGCTATTCCTTGATAATTCTTATCAAGAACAGCTTTATCCCATTGTGGTTTGGTGATGTCATTAAGTGCTTTTAATTTTGTTCTGTAATTTGGTGTTGTTGACAGGACTGCTTCAAGTCTTTCCATAGAAGGGTTCTCTTCCATAAGGACCTTCATTAAACCTTCGTTGCTATTTAAGTAGTGAAAAAGGCTACTATCAACACCCTCTTTAAAATTATCAAAGTTTTGTACAGGCCACAGGTTTTCTTCACCACCATTTCTATTAAAGTTTGTTTCAGACCTATCAAATATTCTTCCATTTATTGTTGCTTTTCTGTCGTTGTTAGCCACAACATTCCATGGATTATAGTTACCCCCCGTACCTTCTTTATGAGATATAGCAGTAAGTACTTTAAGTTTATTAAGAGTAATGGTTGTTCCTAATCTAGTTAGAAAAGATCTATTAAACTGGTTTAAATTAACACCACCAAATTCAGCTAGTGTACTTGCATTAAACATATTAGGACTTGTATCTCTAAATCCACTCTCGTCGTCGGTGCCACTACCCTTAAAAAATGCCTCATCATATGACATAGCAGTGCTACCAAGAAATTGACTTACGGACATGTCTTTAGTCCATGCTAGTTGTATATGCCCAGGTTCTCCATCTGCTTTACCAGATGACAGACCAAACCTCCATAAGTTTTGAGCAACATACAATGCGGCTTTTGGATCTGATAGATCTAAGTCTGCTGCTAAACCAAGTTCATGTAATGAAGTTCCTGGTGCTGCTATAGGAGGATCTGAGTTGCCAGGTTTTTTCATCCAAAGTTGACCATTATATCTTACTAACTTATAGTTTTTTCCATCAAAATCATCTTTATAATAAGGAAGTTTGTAACCATTAGGCACTACCTGCATGCGTTGAGTCCATAAAGCTTTTTGTTCTTCCGCAGATCTTCTACCACTAGCTAGTTTAATTTGAACGTTTCCGTTAGTTTCTGCGTAAGCTCTATTTGCTAGTCTTCTTATTGCTGAGTTAAGTGACCCATTTAAACCGGTTCCCGGGGCGGTAGTGCTATTGCCCATAATAGCAAAATTTTCAGGAGTGTCAAAACCAGGTATATTAAAATGTTCTGGACCACCATCTAAGGGGGTTGAACCGGCACCGCCTCCTAATATAAGTGTTTCCTCGGGACCAAGGTGGTTTGTAATACCTAAACTATGTATAAATTGTCCCCTGGCGTCGAGACCAGAAATGGGGTCGATACCAGAAAAACCACCAATAGTGTTAGGCCAACTTAAACCAGTAACTGGTGATGAGTTAGGTATAGTTGTAGTAGGTATAGTGCCACCACCACCGCTACCTCCACCTCCACTACTTCCACCAGATGGAGGTACAGTCATTGATGGTGGAACAGTATTCCATGGGGCATTATCATCACCAATATACCGGCTATTGCTCGGACGAGGATCTCCAAGTATTCCACCTATTGACCCAAGAAGTCCACCAACTATAGGTATGTTACTAAGCATTGAACCAACACCACCAAGTACCTTTTGAGCCACACGGCTACCAGTTCTTGCACTAATAATTGGGGCCATTACCTGTTCGAGCTTGGCCATAGCATCTGTAAGTCTTTGTGTTTGGCGTTCTAATTTAGCGTAAGAACCAGCTTGGTCTTGATAGAACTTTTCATCTCTTTTACCGCGCTTACGCTCAGTTTCTTCTGCTTCCATAGCGTAGGTATCATCAATACCCATTCTTTTACGATCAGCTTCTTTAGTTGGATCGTATGAGCCTTTTCCACCTTTTTCACGAAAGTTAACGTTAGCTTGACCATATTGGATAACTTGATCTTGCAAGTCCCCAGATACTCCCATAGCTGAGAGTGTTGCTCTAGTAACAGAACCAGGGGCTATTGCTGATTCAGCTATGTTTTTATTGTCTAATCCCGCCCTTTTGGCAAGTCCTTGAATTAAAGATTGTGTGCTTTTCTGCTTGCCGCCTGGACCAATCAGGCTCATGCCGGTCATCATGTACATCTGATTAACGGTTTCTGGAGCAGCTAGACTTTCTATGATACTTGAAGCTCCTTCAGCACCCATAGAAAACCCACTTAGAGTTCTCATAAACTCCACACTAGATGCCTGCTGGCTAGCATTGATGCCTGTACGGGCCTGTAAGGACATGAGCTGGTTAATCCCGTTAGTACCAAGCTTATAGTCTGTTAGGGGCATACGGAGATTATCCATAACCCCTCTCTGGCTCATGCCAGTAATTTGCTGCATTTGAAGTGTGGATTTATCAGCAGCTAAAACATATGGTCTGGCATCTTCTACACGTTTATCTATTGCTTGAACGCCTACTTTGGCAAGGGTGCCTGCCATACTTGCAAAGTTACCAGCAGTAGTAAAACCCCCAGCTTGGAACTTTTCCGCAAGACCAATTGCACCAGTTCCACCGGTTGTTAATTTACGCCCGTCTATACTTCCCCCAGGAGCAAATTGAGGGGCAGACCCTGCTCCTGCTTGAAAAGCTTTAAAGCCACCCAACGCTGCAGCTACTGAATCTACTGCTGGAGTTACTGGTTTTGTATCGTGAGCTCTACCACCAACAATGGTTGTTCCAGCAGCACCTCGTTGTGCACCACCACCACCACCACCAGTACCACCAGGACTGTTTTCAGTGGAGCTTATAACTTGGGTTAAGCCATAGTCTTTTCCCATTTCTTTAAGTGCTTCAAGAGCTTCCTTAAAGTTGGTGGCCATTTCTTTGGCCTCTTTGTTAATAGCTTTTACGGTATCTTGCAATCCACGAAGTGCCTGGTTGTCAAGGTCGATGCCAACAGAAACAGACGACATTGAACTAGTCTCTTTAGAGACTTGCTTATTAATCTCGTCTTCTGTCATTTACTGCCTCCGTCGGATATTCGCCATTTTGCTATACGGTACCAAAAGTCTCTTTGGCGGATAGTCATACTCCGTATATCATCTAAACTAAACCCTTTGTAGACAGTAGCGACGCCTTCGTACTCCCAGTATATACTCTTTAAGTTAGGCAAGTAGAAGGGATACCCAGTCTACATTCATTATGATGTCAGCGTCACAAGTGGCGCACTGGGTCTTCACCTCCCCAAGCTTGGGACCAACCTTTGGTCCTAGGATTTTCCCAAGGATGGTATTACGGTCTTGCAATCCAAGATTCTTAGCCCACTCTTCGCTATACAAAGAATCTTTGTGCTGATCCCAGATAACGCATCGGCTAATTAACAAAGTACTCTGCTGTGCAGTTGTTTCACCTTTAGCCATTGCTACATTGTCTGATCCGACTGGGTATCTAAATTTTAACTGTGATCCGTTCTTTAGTGTAATTAAAAAGGGATCGCGAAGATTAAGAGTAGTTTCCTGCATTGGAAAGTCTTCTTCAATATTAATGGTTACGTCGTTAAGTGTATTACAAGCTGAACATGGGTATTTAAAAGTGCGCTCAGCTCCATAAGTGGCTTTTAGTATAGCAAGAAGCAATATGTCACGGTCACCAGTGATTAGCTCTTCAATAATACTTTTAGTGTTTCTAACGTTGGTATCACCAATACGTACAGTAGCTCTACTTACAAGAGTATTAACATACATAGCATACGTAATCTTTTTGTTGTTTTCTAAGGATGAAAGAAACTCTTCATCCTTACCATTAAGCTCACGTACTTCTGCTGTTGTTTGCCATTGTCCAGTAGTTGGGTTTAGCAAACCTCTCTGTAATTCTACAATTACAGATTCGGGTAAAGATATAGAAGGAGCTGGGTCCTTGAATGCCTCATCCATAGACTCAACTTCAGTTATATTGGTCATTTTATACTCCTTATAGTGTTTTTAACTTTTAGTTTTACGTTAGTGAGGTTAGAGCTGTAATTTCAGATGCAGTCCAACCAAGCTTAAATCCTTCATGGTGAAGGGTCATTTGTTGAACAATGATACCAGAGTCACCAGCAGAAAGATCACTAAGTGTGTAAGCTCCCGGCCAGCAATCATAAAGTTTAATACCAAGTCGTGGAGCACCAATGTTAAGAGCATTGGAAGAACCAGGTTCTTGGTATGAACCAATTGAGTGAGGATGATCAAAAACAGTAACTATAACATCACATCGGTAATCATTGCCATTAGTCGCTTTGGAATCTGAACCCAGTGAAGCTGAGCTCCAAGAGTGTATAAACTCAGACCATTTCCAAAGATGATCTTGACTAGAAATTACTCCACGACTAAAGGTCACAGGACCAAAGTCTGACTGACCTACTAGTTTATGGGTATGAGTATTCATTCCACCCTCACGATAACCAACCATTTGATGCTGAACTGAAACACCAGTCATAGCAGCAAAGCCTAGGTTACCAATGCCATTTATGGCAGTAGCTAGTCGGGTATTTGCGGGTGGAACAATCTGTACTTGAAATTTAAAGTTACGTACTGGATCTGAAGCAGCTGAACGTGCCATTATGCATTCTCCTTATTAATTTGTTTCGATTGAGTTAGAACCACCGGTCCATTGGGACAGGTTAATTACGATAAATTCGGCTGGGTATTGCAAAGCAACTCCAACCTCTATATGAACTTCACCATTATCTACAGTTACTGCCGTATTGTTTGTTGAGTTACATACTACATAAAAAGCCTCGCTAGTGGTTGCTCCCTTAAGTCCACCCTTAGTCCAAAATTCTGCAAGAAGCCCAGAAATACCCATTGTAAGTTGAGTCCACAATCTTTCATCATTTGGTTCAAATACTGCATAGTTAGTTGAATCCTTTAAGGTTTGCTTCAAGTAGTTCAATGTTCTGCGAGCAGAGATGTACTTTCCGGGAGGAGCTTTATCTAGCGTGCGTCCACCATTAATAATGATTCCACCACCAGGTATTGCCTTTAAAGTATTAACGTTGTAAGTTCCATACAGAGTGCCTGTTTGTGCTTCAGTAAATGTTGAAGCTAGTCCAATTGCATTTCTGACATTAACATTGACACCAGCAGGAGTTTTGGAGACATTACGTTCAATTTCTGTACGAACATACGCTCCGGCAATTGCTCCACCGGGGGCAGTCGTGCGAATAGCTCCTGGACCAGTTTTTGAAGGATCAACCATCAACAATGCTGGATAATAAACAGCAGCGTAGTTTGAGGCAGTGTAGCTAGCCACAGTAGTTCCGCCAATTGTTGTTACGTTAGACTCAACCATATCAGGATCAATAATTACAAAGGAATTACCACGTGTCTGTGCTTTATCAATAAAAGCGTTAACAACGCTTGTACTAGTCTTATTAACAGCATTCAAAAGCAAAACACCTTCAACGTTATCAAGTTGTGATAATGCTGCTGTGTAATCAGAATCTTGTGTTGACGAACCAGCAACACCTAGTGTAAATACTGTAGCTGAGCTCTTATAGGCCCATGAAGCATCTGCTGTTTCAGAAGCCACAGCTCCACCAACAACTACGTTATCTATATAACTTGAATAAGTATTTAAAATAGTAACAAAATAACGGTTAGATGAAATTTCTGGAGAAAGATCACTCCAACGTTCTACTTCAACTCCAGACAACTTAATAAGTAAGTTAAAAGTTGGGATTACTGAAGCAGTAGCTGCAGTAGATCCTGCTGTAAATTCCACAGTCAAATCATTACCCCAAACACCCTTGCTTATTGCATCAGCAGTAAACAATACAGCAGAAGCTGAACCATTACCATTTGGGTAATACGGAACGGTAATAGAGGCGGCAGCTGCGCTGGTTGAGGTAACACGCACAACATAGGCATCCTTACCACCATTTGAAAAGTAATGGTAAAGGGCAAAACCAAGGTCTGATGTTTGTGAAAGTTCACCATAAAGAGTACGGTAATCAGACCAAGAAGTTACCAAGGTTGCAGTTGACGGTCCACGTGAAGCTTCTCCAAAGAAAGCTGCAGTAGATCTCGATGTATTTGAACTTTTGGGCTTTGATACAAAAGCCGCCTCTGACACATACACACCAGGGTTTTGATAAGTGGGCATTTAAAACTCCTCTGAAAGATTGGTTGCTGTAGGGAAATTACTATTAGTTTTTGTATTAAATTCTCCAACAAGGCTGAGAGCTAGTGGTACAGAACTAAAGTCTGTGTCAGCTATTTCAGCATTCATTTGTATTGTAAACACTTTTCTAAAGATACGTTTTCGGTATCCTGCTTCTCTATCTAAAAGGTCTGATGTAGACCAAGATTGAAGATCAAACCGACGAATTGTACCATCTTCTGGGATTTCAATAAAACCCGTTCTGAACGGTACAACTCTTCTTAATATTTTACTAGATAACTGCCTGTCATGTAGGGCTGTTCTGGTATAGGTGGTTACTTGGTACATTAAGTTTACTGGAATAAACGAATGTACTTTAAGAGCATGATTAGCAATATTTAAACTGGCTAACTCAGAGGAGGTCATTTCAGATGGGTAGTAATCTATGTACGAACTACCATTTGAAGCAGATACAGTATTACTATAGTAATAGTTAGTCTCAGACAGCTGTCTGCGGGTATCGTGGCTTAGGTTTACCATTTCTATAGTAATAAAAGGGTATGCTTTTTCAGTTTCCCCTTCAGGGTACCTAAAGAAAACTTGAACCGCGCGCTCTTGGTTTCTATCATCAGATACAGTTAAATTACTAAATCTGTTTTTAACAGCAGCATCTTCTGCAAGCAAAAATCCCTTGTTAGGCATTATCTAATACCTATCTTTTGGAACTGTTCTTTAATTAAGGGAACTAACTCAGCTTGTGCTTTTACTGCAGCTGACCGCAATACGGGCTTAGGTGGGTTTTCAGAATCCCCAGATTCTAGAAGTTCAGCTTCTGGGTGATCAGATTTAATTGTTAGAGTCATTGACTTAGAGTCAAAAGTAACCTTAATAGTCTTTGCTATTTCTGCACCCCATGAGCTAGCTGCATCTTTTCTGAGTTTAGTCTGATACTTTTTAACAGCCTTGTTTATAGAAGCTTCAACTTCTTTTAGGGTTTTCATGACATTAGCCATTGCGTGGGGAACAACGCCTTTAGTTGAAGAATGTGTAAGAGATGTGGGGTATGCAGTTTGTCCAGGCATAAGGACCTCTAACAATTCTAGGCGTTGACTGCTACAACGCACGTTGTAGCTACTATAATTTTAGCCTATCTCAGGTAAGGCTGCAGGCCATGGAAGGTTATTGGAAGACAGTTCAGGAAAGTTACTGTCGTTAACAAACTCCTGGTCAACATAAAGTTCCTGTCCTTGAATAAGGACAAAAACTTCACCTTTTACTCGCCCCCGAACAGCATAGTCAAACACTGAAAAGAATCTACCATCATACAAAAATATGTCATTAAGGTGGTTTCTATACTCCCAAACTGTTTCAATACCTGCGTTACGCATAGCATTAATAGGTATAAACAAGTTCATTGTTTCTAAAGTTAATCTACCTTCAGGAATGGACCTTCTCTGGTCTTCAGTTTCAGAAGCTAGAAGTGCTGGTAGAACTACCCCGGGTTTATACTTACGACCACCTGTACCACTTGGTGATTCATCATAAACATCATCATAGATACTTGTAGTATTGGCGCTAGTCCCTAATGGTAAGAATTCATACCAAACTAGGTACTCTTGGCCGGCCTCTTTATGCCTTTTATTAAAATGTTTATTAATTAGGGAAAGCTCTGTATGAAGGTTCATCAGTAAAACGAATTCGTAGTAGCACCCGATGGTGGGTTAGTATCTATATACACGTCTTCACGTAGCTTATCTCCCTTAGTTTCTGGGCTAACAATACCTTCATCAATTTCGGGCCATTGACGTTCCAATGGTGAGAAATCCCCAAGTTCTTTAGCTTTGTAAAGGGGCACAAGTCTGTTGGTAGTTCTTGAAGTGCGACGAAGGTTCATTACTTCAAGCCTGTCAAAACCAATGTTAAGTGCTGTAGCATGACGTCTATATTCAGCTTCCCATTGGGATAGTAATGATTGAACCATACGAAAACGTTGGCTTGCTGGGATATGCACAGACTCAGATGTAATTACATCAATGTCTCGGCTGTACTCAGTCATTAGAGCCCATAGAGCTTCACAAATAGCTGAAATACCAATTGCGTCAATAACTACATCTGAAAGTTGTTCAACAGGCAGATGAAGTGTATGCAAGTGTTTATCTAATGCTCTTTTAGAGTAAAAAGCCAGGTCAGTAGGGGTAACCCACTCATAATAATAACCCTCAACCATAACTTTAGTGCTACTTGAATACGTTCCTGCAAGCCTTAAAATTCCATTACGTTCATCAACACTATATTGCGTTGGTGATAAGACTGAAGCAGAACCAGCACCAGACAAATAAACAGCTACCCATAAAGATTCAGAGTCAATATTAATATGGTCTAACTCGTAGGTGCGTCCAACAACATCAAAGGATGTTTGAAAGAACTTAGGAAAATCCCTGAGGTAGGTCCTTGCGATAGTCTCAATGTCTGCCTGTGTTGCCATATAACCAGTCTATCTCAAGTAGGGGTGTCAGCGGAGTCTTGACCTGGCACAGTCTTCTGTATTGGTTGGTTTACAGCTGGTTGTTCAGGGCGCATTGCGCCAACACTTGTTATACGCCTAATTCGTATTTGATCAGGAGTACCAGTTGGTTTTGGAAGTTTTTCTATCATAACGCGCGTATAAACCAACGCATGGTTACATAAGGAGGAATAACCGATAAAGCGTCACCAGTTCCAGTACTATTTGCAGTATCTCCAGTGCTAACACCTGTATTAGCACTAGCTGTGGCTGTTGTTAGGCTTCCAGTATCACCAGTATAGGTATCAAAATCAATATCATGTTTATGAGATATTGAGTTTTTTAATCCTGTAGTGTAATGGACTTGCATTCCACGTGCAGTAGGAACAATACCTACAGCTGCATCAATGCCATCTGCTAATCCATCATTGGTATAAGAGTATGGGACTATATATCCAGTATCCCCATAGACTGTACCATTGGCAACTGTATAAGTGCCATTTATATAATCAGTTAATCTAGTAACAAAACCACCAGTAGTACCTGGCTGGTTATAACCGTCTTGTACTTCTGGAATGTGGGTGTGTACTCCACCTAGTTTAGTTTCCTGGTCTGCGTGATCATGATTCATTGTATGAGCATGACTTCCAACAGGATGTTGGTGGGCATTTAAACCATGTTTGTGTGCAGGTAAATTACTTTCTGCAATAGATACTGAACTATTACCACCAGTAGATCCTGCAGTTCCTGATCCTTGAATAAACCCACTTGATAAGTTAGGTAATTTAAAGGTTGTGCCAACGTACGGTCCGTATGTTTCCCCTAGTAAATTCTTTAGCTCAGTGTAGTTTGTATTAGAAACATAGTCACCATTGCACTCTAACCAAAATGTTTTACCAGTTGGGTTAGGGGTTGTTACGTTACTTGGCCACATAATGATGGAGCCAACTGGTGTAACTGAACCAGAGTTATTTTGAAGTAGTAACTCAACCCAAGTTCCATTTGTTTTAATGAAAACACCAGAAGATGAAGCAACCTCAGTTGTTCTGTAATACAGATCTCCATTATTACCAATAGTATTATCAGGGTTTGTGGACCCGCGTAAACTAGTAGTTGATGGAACGTTAACCCGTTTGTCTACTATGCATGCATTAGAAATTGCAGCAGCAGCATTACGAAAAACTGTAGCTAGTACAACATCAGTAGTTGGGTTATTTTCAGTAATATTACCAATGTTTATGTAATCTACACCAACAAGGCTGTTTAGTCTGCTTGGTGTTTTAGGAAAAGTTGGATTAGTTGTGCTTTCATTTCCTGAAATTACCACTATAGAAATTATGTTTGTTGTGGTATTTAAACGTGCAACAACTACATCAAACCTGTAGGTGGTAGTTAGTGGTGCAGTAGGTAAATCTATTTGGTTAAAAACTGGAACATTATGGACAACCCCTTGTATAGCAACCGCACCTTGATCAACCTTAATAGTTGTACCATTCACTGTTGATACAGCACAACCTGTGAGAACACCCGTTGAACGGTCTCCTAATATTTGAAAATCAAGAGAATCTGGTTCAGACTGATCAAGGGCAATAAACTTACTGCCATCGATATCGGTAGCGTTAGGGATTATGAAGGGCATGTATACCTCAAGCCATAGTGTCGTAAATGTTACCGTTATTACGGAGGTAGTTGAACAAGTCTTTTGGCAACTTGTAACTCTTTCCGTCAACAAAATCAAACTTGTCTTGACCCCAGAACATAATCCATGTTCCCTTAACTCTTGCTTTTACAAAGTTGGGATCAGACGAAGAAACAATGACGGGTTCGTCAATGACTACTTCATCGCCTTCTACTGCTTCTGCCCAATTTGTGGTGGTCGTAATCTTGCGAGCCATGATATCTCCTTGTTGTTATGTGCTTATAAATGGTAATGGGTGGGGGTTTCTGCCCCCACCCATATTACACCATTCGTACCCTTAAATGGGTTACGATTCCTTACCTTTTTTAGGTTCAGGAAATGGCGCCACCAAGCGTGTTGAGAATAACACGCGACTCGTGTGTGATTACACCAAAGCCCCAGATGGCGTACCAGGCAAGACCATGCTCACGACCAAAGTCAATGACACCACCGTCACGCAATTCAACCGGAAGGCTGATGGCGTGACCAAAGGAGTTGTCACCAATCATGATGGCGTTGTAAGAATCGGCATTTTCCTGGAAGCCAGCAGTAGCACTGGTGTCAAGGGTTGAACCCATACCGTACAGAGGAGCAGTGGCTGCAGTAGCATCCAAGCCCTTCTTAACCTGGGTGGTTTCAATGAACACGACGTCATACAAGCGGCCAATTTCACCGAGCATGAAGTTGCCCGGAGCAGCGTACTTGGTGACTTCGATGAATTCCGGCCAGTCACGGAGCGAACGGCTCTGCGACGGGTGAACGAAGCACACGTAGGTGTCGCCCAAACGCGGGATGTTCTGACCAGCGAGGACTTCAACTGCGTCCTTGATGGATGCGGGGCTCAAGTAACCAGGCGACGAAGCGGTACCAAGGGTACCTGCATCGTACGGGCTGATTGCGCCACGAGTAGAAGCTGCGGTACGACCGAACACAACGCTCGGAGGAACAGCTGATCCACCACCGAACGGGATACCGTTCTTGTAGAGGGTGTTACGAGCCTGAATGTCCATGCTCTGTGCCATGTGACGACCAAGCAGACGTGAGGACGAAGCCATGACGTCATCGAATGATGCATTGAGCAACAATTCGGTAACGGCAACAGCCTTACCCTGTTCTGACACGGTGATCTGAATCTGGCTAGCTGACAAAGCTGACGGTTCCATACGTGAACCTTCAGTCAAGTTAGCTCCAGCTGATTCATCAACCGTAAGGTTGTTGTAGCGCATGAAGTTGATGGTCAAACCTGGCATAACACCGAGTTCCGTCTTCTTCACAGCGAACTGTTCAAAGCGTAGAACCGGCATAGCCTGGAAAAGTATTTCCTTTGACCAAATTTGCTGGATTGCGGGAGATAGAGCCGAACTACCGTCAGTGTATCCTGTGACCTGGTTGCCTGAGCCACCAGTATAAGTACCTGTTCCGGTAATTGCTCCACCTGCGGGTGCGGGTAATGCCATTTTAATATCCTCCGATGGATAGGTTGTTGGGTTTAATTACTAGTAACGGCCTCTAGGAGCCCGTGTTGCTGACATAAGTCTTTCACGCATTTTTACGTATTGATCCATCGGCATATTGCGGATATCCTCCGCGCTGACCGTTTGGTAGTCCGTTTGGTTGTCCAGTGGTCCAGAGGGGGGCGCCGTAGTTGTCGTCCCTTTCAAACGAGGGGGGCTCGCTTGCTGGATTGATTCAATTATAGCAGTACTTCGATCACGAAGTACTGTAATGCTATGTTCAATCTCTTCTTCACTATTACCCGCTACAAGATCTCGTAGCTCAGGAATAATCGTGTCAGTCTCAGACTGGATACGTCGTTGACGATACGACTCTAGCTGCTGAAGGTAACGTTCTTTTTCAAGCATTGCATCGGTAGCTTGGCGTTGCTTTTCCAGTTCGGAAAACTTCTGGCCCCACTCTTGCTCAACCTGGTTAATACGCTGATTGAATTCATCTTCTCGTTTTGAGAGAAGATCCTTTGCAGAAAGCTCTTCCATTTCACGCTGACGAAGCACTTCTGCTTCTTTCTTGGCGCGATCTGCCGCTTCCTTAATGGCTTTTTCACGATCAGAACTAAGTACTGATAGCTGTTCTTCCATGGACTTGACACGATGATCAGCATCTTCAAGACGCTTATACATCTTGTCCTTCTCCTGCTGGCGGACTTTTTGAATGTCCTCCTCAGAGAAGTACTTTTCTTCCTGTACCTTTGGTGCCGGTGTGTCTACCGGATCTGCGGGTACCTGAATACCATCTTCAAACTTTGACATAAGTTAACCTCTTCTAGTTGGGCTGTTAATAGCTGATTTAAAACGACAATTTTATTCTTCATCAGGAACACGACGCTGGGCTAACCTAGCTCCGTATGCCTTTGCAACAATATTGTTTACCATTCCTTCTACAGGACCACCCATGGCTTGAGTGCCCGGTAAGGGGCCCCCTTGTCCTTGTGGTGAACCTGCACTTGTTACATTACCATTTCCAGAGGGTACCGTGCTGGTGCCATCTGGTCCGGGTAACAAGCCTGTTGCCATCATGACTGCTTGGTTGATCTGAGCGCGCAACATATCAAGCGCACCCTGGTCAACAGCGTCATCACGGAGTTCTTCAAATATCTCAGCAAGTTTTTCCCGTGGGAACTCCTCGCCAAGCATGCGCATAGCGCCTTCTTTAGATTCAAGACCCATAGCCATTTTAGCTTGGGCTTCATTAAGCTTAATAAGCACATCAACTGGTAGTGGTTCAGGCCAGTGAACTGTTGTGCGGTAAGTCAAAGGATCAGCTGGATCAAGCTGTGTTAATTGATCCATCTCAGGCTGCTCTGTAGTAGAAGGGTTATAGATCAGAGCTTCAGGCGTAAAAATAGCTGCTGTTCTAATAATCAGTTCATTAATCTTTTCAAGTCCTTTAGTAAAGTGAATACGCTTCATGTTAAAACGATTCATTAAAGGCTGATACTGAATAGCAAGAGCTACACCAGAAGTATTAGATACTGGTTGGAACTGTCCAAGAGCTGTTTCAGGTACACCTGTAAGTTCATGCATAGCTCTTTTAAGGAACGTAATATACTCCAAAGCCCCAGCCATGTTTCCGCTTGATTCAAGGTTAAAAACACTAGCTTCCTTAGGAAGACCTGCCCAAACTTTCTTAGGACCACGTTCCAACTGGCTTGCCTTAGCACCAGTAATAATTGTTACTGGTGCGGCATGATAGTTAATAATGTCCGATACTTCAGTCATTTTTTCGTTCAGCTCACGGTTGAGTGGAATAATATCCCAAATGTCAGCTTGTCCCCAAGGGGATGAAGAAATGGTCATGTTGGGGATATGCACAATCGGAATATGCCCAATAGGATTAGGGTATTGGTCAACAAGTTCATCATTGATGTATTGCTCAATTGAGTCGTCAGTAAGGATTTCAGTAAACGTGTAAACCTGACGAGTACCTTCAGGGCTGGTTCCCCAGAAACGATATTTCAACTTAAATCTCAATAAACGATCACGGTCATGAGGGTGGTACTCAGGGAAACAGTGAGCTGGGTTTAGAGCAATAACACGAATACGCCCTTCGTTGGTTATCCCAATTGGATCAACATAAGGGTCTTCATAAGCTACTTTTACAAAGCAGTCACCAGTTACTCCAGCAAGCTGCCCCATTTCCCAAAGAACATTGTACTTTGAGTTATCTTGCTCCCAAACACGGTGAAGCAGCTGGGGAATAATTGCAGCATTTTGTTCAGGAACTTTCCACTGAACGCCTTTACCAAAACAAAAGTTAGTAATGTAATCTGCCAAAGTACGAGTGTAGTTAAGGGTAATATTTTGCTCACCCTGTTCACGTCGGTATGACCAGTGGTGACCAAGGTACCAGGCCCAACAAGCACTATAACGGTTAAGTCGTGGACCATGAACTTCAAACTCTTCGTCTGCAAGCTCTACCAGACCAAGTGGGGAAATAGCAACAGTTAGGTCACTAGAGGAAGCTCTATAACTTGGTGACCAAAAATCAATCGGCATTAAAACCCCTGGTGTTAAAATCGGACAACATTAAGTCAACTATGTCAATAGGTGCATCAATGTATGTTATTGATTGTACCATTTTAAGTGGGATATGAGCAGGATTGCTATAATATTCTGCCTTAGATTCTTTGTTTTCTTCGTTAGTATCAACTAGGAATGTTCCAGCAAGAGTTATATAATCTTCTAAAAAATCTGGAATAACCCAACCAATGCTTATTGGGCGTATTGGGTTAGGCTTGTAGGACTTTGGGTCCATCCAACCAGTGGGTCCATCAAACGCATCTAGCCAAGTAACTATGGCTAGTTGTGGAGTTGTGGGGATGTCAGCTTTCTTCTTTTTCTGCACTATAAAACTTCCCTCTAAAAAAGGCCGACCCGTTATGGAACGGCACTTGTTCATACCAAAACGCACCATCACCTGGTTCAAAGGTAACTATTCCAATACCTTGCTGCCAGTCTTCTACGATGGTCATAGGTCTACCGTCCAAGTCGATGGACCCTTTGGTAGATGGGACGGTGCCGTCGCATCTTGCCAACGTGCCAGGGGATGCGGCCATGATGGTCTTTGCACCATCCCAATCGTCACGGGACCGTTCAGCCCATTCACGCCGGTGGATGTGACCATATAAGACTGAGGTCTTTTCTGTGTTGAGATACGCATGCGCTGTCGACCCGTTACTGCGTACTTTTGTGCCGTGGATGACGCGGAGTCTTTCGTTGATCCAAAATTGTCCAGCTGGATAGCCCGGTACATAATGTATCCCATAATCGTCGAAACGACAGAGATAAGGAATACTAAGAACAGGCCAGGATTCCGGAGTATTACCTTTACGGATGCCAAAGGCAGCTTTCGCATTGTCGAGTACAAAGTTCACCAATCTTTCTTCATGGTTTCCAGCTAGCCATACAATCTTAGCGTTAGGAGCATACGTCCGCAGCTGTGCTCCAAGGGTTGTAGCACGGTCAATGGACGCTTGTGTAGTTAATGCATAAGCACTACTAAGGCGGTATTTTCCAAATTCAGGAAAGTCCAAGTTGTCTCCAACTAGCACAATCATGTCTGGATTTAATGATTTAGTAATAGCTAAAGCCATCTCAATGGCGTGCTCGTCATGAGTGGCCTCTAATTCACCATTACGGGCACGGAAATACCCAATCTGCATATCCGGAAGGATTACACAGGTTTGGTAACCTGGGGCGTTTGATGAAGGTTTAACTTTAATTGTTGGCATTTTTACTGAAGGCCCTGGTTGAACTAAGGGCCACTCAGGTGCATTTGACAGATTATTGGATAAAGCAGATACCAAATTACTCACAACCACACCGCCCGTTCATATGACGGGAGATAGTGCTAGAGCTTACTGGATAACCATTCTTTGTAAGTACTTCAGATAACCAGGAACAGGAGTAAGTCTTTGCTCTACCATTCCCAGTATCTACTTTGATTTCTTCTTCAGCTTTGTTTACTGCAGCATGCTCGTCTGGATTCATGCTTTCTTTTATGCGAGTGAACGAGCACTTTTGACGAAGTGCATTCGCTTGTCTCTCCGTTAAGTCTGCAATCAGACTTGAGGAATCGGACATGTGATACTCCTTGTGTTACCCCACTGGAATACCAGCAGTTGTTATGCGGCTGTTTTGCCTTCTTTAGTATACACATTATTGCAGGAGTTTGACAAGCGTGTTACTGATTGTATTAATGAATACAATTCTTGTTCTTCTTCTGCGCCTCTAGCGACAACTCGCTGAAGGTACTTTGAAAGTAGTTCTAGTTGATGAGGGGTCATTAATGCTCCTTAAGTACGGAGCATCTACTCTACCAGGTTTCAGCCAGAAACAACGGTCGGGTTTGGCAGATTCATACGGCCACCCGTGTTATATGAGTATTCAAATTGCGGCATAGCATCGCCGGCCATGCTGCCTTCAACAAATTCCTGAAGGTGCTGGGGGGCTTCAATCCAAGAAGCCGAACCAACATGAGCGCGCTCACGCATGGTCTCTTCGGGGTACTTGAAGAACATCTCAGGGTTGGTGTGATTTTCACGACCAGGAGCCGGAGCGGTGTCTTCGTAAGCACCTACACCAAAGTCGTACGGAACGTCAGTGTCAGTTGCAATACCTTCTTCAAAACGCAATGGTCCGCGGTTGCCAGGGATGCTTGGCGCCATTGAACGCTCAAACATAGTTTGCTGGGCTTCTGGGAACATGGGGGTGGGGCCTACAGCCATAGTTTTCCTCCTAGTGGAATGGAAGTTTGTATATTTAGATTACCACGTTTTGGCATGCTTATCTGAAGAACGGGTTATCAGACACACTAACCATTGGCATTGTATCTAATACTGACATAGCACAAGCTATTGCTAAACTATCTGGAAAGTCATCAAAGGCTCCCTTTTCTTCAGGCGCAGCAGCAAGCATGTAAGGTCCTCTATACACCTTTTCAAGGTCAGACATTTGCTGATTAAAACGTTTCCAGCTACGTGTACGACGTGCTTTAGAATGTCCAGGAATAACCAATTGATCACGTTGAATTAACTCAGTTAAGTGAACCCAGCGGTCATTTTGAGTCTTGGCATCAGAAGTAACAGCCACTACGTCAATCTTAGGCATAAGTATTTGTAGACGTTCTGCAACAGCGCCACCAACACCCTGAGAGTCAACACCAATACGGTATACATTATAGTTTCTTAAGAAATCAATAATTTCAAAATACTGAGATTCCCATTCTTCATTATTGATTTCAAGCCAATTAAGAACTCTATGTTCATAGAACCCAAAGCCATCAGGACGATCCCAGTCAACCCAACACACAGTAACAACTGTGGAGTCATTTGAACGAGCTACGTCAATGCCTACAACTACTGGTGTACGCCACCATTGTTTGACAATACCCATGGATGTGTCATACATCCGAGACAAACGATCATCACTTACAAACATACCCTTTTCAAGAACCCACTTGTTACAGTAGGACATTTGAAATTCATCAGAATCTTCTCCGATTCTTACCTTCTCTTTACCAATAAACTTAGCATAGTTTTCATTATATTTTGCAGCAGTTCTCCAGTCATATTCAAAATGACACTGCCTATGATTACGTTTACTGTTTACATCTCTGCGTTTATTAAACTGAATCATTTTATAAAAGTATGATTTGTTACGAGTAGCCGTACCAGTTAATGCAATAGACCCGTTATTGAACGCCAACATGGGCTTAATTGATTTTGCAATCATGTACTCGTCAGCTTCTTGAGCTTCGTCAATAAGTACAAAGTGGTAAGTCTTAGACTCAATCTTTGCTTTAGGGTTACAAGTTTGCATACGGCAGAGTGACCCAGAGTGCTTGAGGCTGATTATGCGACCTTTACCACGTGATCCACCCGATGTAGCTTTGTCATCAATCTCTGGATCAAGCAAGAAATCCATGGCGTGTTCACTGGTTAGCTTGTTAACGATTCGGCTAAACACAGTGTCAGCCTGATCTTCAACCGGGGCAAAAACACCACACCAAAAACCCTTTTCAAACTTACCTAACCAAGTTGGATAGACCTTTGAAAGCTTGGGAAGGATAACCATCATTGATGCAAGCACATTAGATAGTACTTCTGACTTACCAGACTGTCGAGTAGCTACTAAAGTTAGTTCTTCACCATCACCAATAACTATTGACTCAATTACTCGGTAAGCAATAGGAACTTGATAGGGGAAGAAGGTTACGTTACAAAATTCTTCCGTAAAAAGGATAAGCTTTAAAACAAGCTGATCAATAAATTCTTGTGATGTTTCGTCTAGTTCAACTGCCTGAATATCTTCAGGCGAAGACCCATCTTCTAGTAGTTCTTGCATGCTCTAATTATAGAGCATCGTCAGTGAACAATACCCCTTGATCAGGTACTTCTAGAGGTTTCTTAGGCATTCCTAGTGATTCATTGATTCTATCAACAAGATAGAACAAGTCAGGAAGACTTACAAGGTAAGTAGAAGATTCAGCAGTACTAGAAATAATGCTAGATACGCAGCCAAAATCATAACCTAAGTGATTAAGGTGGTCTACTAAGTTATTTAAATACAAGCTATCTTTGTTATTGCTACGTAGTATAGCTTTGCGCGATGGGTTTAGATTACCCTTATCCATATTTGGCTTGTTCATTTTGTTACCTACTTTTCTGCCATACGTTCTGATAGTTCAGTCCATAGTGACTTTAAAATGTCTATGTGTTGAGTGACATCTGATTCTGGAAGATCTTTAAAACGCCAATCATCAAAGGCTTTACCCAACCCCATAATAGTAGCATCCATCCAATTAATTAATGTTGGAGTGTCTGAACGCTCAATTCTTTTAATCTTTTTAATTGGTTCGTCTGCCTTTTTAAAGAACATTGTTACCACTTTCGAATTGTATCAGCATCATCATCTAGGTATCTTCCACCTAGTGCTCCTAGGATACCTGAAGTTTCATCAGTGTGGGTGGACTTACGGCAAAAACCTATTTGAAATGAATAGTTTTTGTAGGCAAATTGTATACCTTTACCTATTTTCCAAGGTGACGCTATCTGTCGCATGAAGCCGATAGATATAAAAGGTGTGGTTAACCTGGTGTTATCTCTGGTAATCCAATAGATTGGGCCTAAATATTGCAACTTATTTAAGGTGTCTCGAAATAAGAAATATGCCCCTATTGTTATCATTAAAACAACTAAACTTATTATAAACATAATATTGTGTTACTCTTCCTCTCCAGCTTCTTCTTCGCCTCCCGGCATATCTCCTACATACTCCATGCCAAAGTTTACTAGCTTTATAGTAGATGTAAGGCCATAGGCAGGATCAGGATTTTGGGAAGCACCTATACATTGCACCCCAAATGACTCTGAATTTTTAAATGTTTTAAACTGTTTTGCGGTTATTGGACCGTATTTTACTACTGTTCCCTTTTTTATAAACTTGACATAAAGATATCCTAGTATTGCATCTTCTGCTCCTCCTACTCTACACTTACTTGTAGAGACAAACTGGTACTGTGCAATCCGTGAGCTTTCACCAGATTGACCTGCACCATAAACTGCAGATGGAGTTAATTCAACTAACCCAAAAAGGTGCGGAAATAAATCTTCACAAGTTACATCTTTTGGATCAATACCCTTTTCTTCTAATTCTTTTTTTTGCCGGTCAGCTTGGGTATCTTGTTCAAATTCTTCTAGATCTTCACCTTCTGGAATACCCCATTGGTCTTTACCAGGCCTGGTAGGTATTTCAATAATAGTACCGTCAGGGAGTTCATAGAATTGCTCAGTAGCCCAACCAGGAGAACCTGGTTTTACCTTTGGGGGCATACCACCTTGTTCTTGTGTAATCTTAGCTCTAACTTTTGCTAATTGTTTTAGATAAGCACTTAGATTTGGGTCCATTGCCATGTTGCATTACTCCTTAGTTAAACGACAGGGTTACTGTTCCACCTAGGCCATAAAGCCCTTGACCAGCTCCGTGCATACGTCTAAAGTTAGATGTATTACCAGAGGTTGATGTAGTGGTTGGTATTAACGCAATACTACCAACCGAACCAGATGAAATATTTGTTGCCCAGTTTATAATAGGAACATTTGCTGCAGCACTTTCACCAGATAGGTATACATCTACAACATCAGAAGTATTTACTGATGGTGCACCACCTGGTTGTGATCCGTTAGTACAAGGAGCAAACCTATATGTACCAGAGTTACCTGAGCCACCATTACGCTGTGCAAATAAAGTTGCGTTATCCGGTTCAAAACCTAAACAAGCATCTGCAAGTTTTGTTCCATAAAAGAATAAACCTGTGTAGTTTGACATAGTAGTGGTGCTACTATTTCCAGCTCTAACATCAGTTGGGTCACTAAAGTCAGTTGGGAACCATCTAGGTATTACGCTGTCATATGACCTAGATGAGTTAGCAGATATGTTGTATGTACCATATGGCCGTGTATATCTACTAGTTGAACCACCAGTTTGATATGAGTTTCCAGCAGCATCAGTAGCAATAATGTAGTAATAAACAACCCAAGTTTCCCCACCTGGAGTATTTCGTCTATTGGTTGGAACACCAAATGTGGTTGAACCACCACCAAAACTACCTGATGGAATTGCATAACTTGATCCTGCAACAAAACCACTACTAGTTCCATAATATAGTGAATATATGGTTGCTGAAGAAACGCCCATACCACCATCAGTAATAGCACCCCATGAAACATCATAACTTGAACCATTGGGGCTAGAACTTGGGGGTGAAACTGACGGAGCGGTAACGTCGTAAGTGGTTGTTGAATAGAATCCAGCGTCTAAAGTTGAGCTGTTTCCCGCGTTGTCAACAGTGGTAATACGGTAATACGTGTACCACGTAACACCAGAACCTTGTTTACGTCGCGTAGTAGGTACAGATAAATCAAGGTATGAGCCTGACAAAGAGGAAGATATATTCCATGTTTGTTCTGCCTGCCATACACCATCTGAAGAATAAAACCATCGACTCAAAGTTGCAGAAGCAACTCCAGACTGGTTGTCAGTGATAGCCCCCCAAGTTACACGTTGCATACCAGAGTCAGTATTAAATGCAGCAGTAGTATCAACAGCAGATAATGATGCAATAGTAGGCCCAGTATTGTCATACTGATATGCCTGTCTCCAAGCACCATTATCATATGCATATATTTGTTTTACGCCCTGCCAGTTTGCTCCGTCATAAACGTAAGGTCTGTCAGTTCCTGTTAGTTGTTGCCAACCGTTATTGTAAACGTATGTAGCCATATTAGTAAATGAAACAAATATCGCCGTTACGAAGGTTAGTCGTAGGAACTGAGCCACCATTTTGGATTGTTATTTTTTTAGTAGAAGCAGAACCATCAGTTGTGTACATTACAGCTGGCATAAGTGCTGATGATACTGTTCCAGAAGAAAGATTACTAGCATTTAATGCTGTCAAGCTAGCACCACTAGTTGCTCCAAGAGTTGCAGACCAAGTACCAGAAGTAATAGTTCCAACTGAGGCAAGGTTTACAGCAGAAGTAATTGCTGGCTGAGCAGAAGTCGTGACAGTTGCGGCTGTACCAGTTGTGTTTTGGTTTAGTGTGGGAACTGCCCCCCATTTAACACCAGTTGCTGTAGTAGAGTCTACAAGTAGTACGTGGTTAGCAGTAGCGCTTACAGGTAAAATTGATGGAGTATCATTTGCTGATCCAACTATTAGGTCGCCTTTAGTATCAATAATGTTACGAGCCATAACATATGTGGTATCAACTGCAACCGATATAGCACCACTTGAGGCGCTACTACCAGCAGTAGTGTAAACAGTAATACCATTACCTGCGGTTACAGAGGTAATAGTACCTGAGGCAAAGTATGGAAGAGTTCCCCAGGTTGTACTGCCATCACCAACTTTAATTTGCTTAGTTTCGGTGTTGACACCTACTTCACCAGCAGAAAGAACTATGTCGTTAGTCCACTGAGAGGTAGTACCACGCCTTAATTGAATTTTAACAGCCATTTAAAGGCTCCTTATCAGCCGAACATCTTCTTCCATGTTACAGGACCAACAGAGCCATCCGCAGTTAGACCATTAGCAGTTTGCCATGCTTTGAGTGAAGCAACAGACTTGGGGCCAAAGTCACCATCGGCTTTTGCGCCAATGATTGCCTGCACAAGAGCCGCACTTGGCCCCTTAGTTCCCAAACCTACTGGAGTACCTGGATAATTAAACTGTATACCACCGCCTGCTGGAGCGGCTGCAGGTGCTGCTGGAGCGGTCTGTACTGAACCGTCTGGTGATGCGTCACCAAGAGCGTACTGCCAGTGCCAAGCCTCAAACTCTTTAGAGGCAGGGTTATTACCCTGAAGGTAGAAACCATACTTGGGAGCATTAGCGCACATCCACTGGAACGCAGGAACGTTCACACCAAACGATGCAGTCTTACCACCCTGGTCGTAACCAAGATCAATAGCAAGACCCCAACCATGATTAGAACCCTTAAGGCCGGTTGGATCTGGGGCTGCCGAAGGAGCTTTGCCCTTCTTCAACCACCAGGTCTTACCCTCGTATTGACGAGTAACCCCAGTACCAGTGTCATTTGTTACATAACGATCCATAAACATTGACAACTGACCCTGGAATGAGCGGTAGTCACCAACGTTCTTTAGCTTGATACCAGCAGCAATTGCTGCGTCATACATCTTGTTGAACTCTGCCGCAACTGGTGCATACATCTTTCCACCAGTTTTAATAGGCGCAAGAACACTGTCAGCTAACTGACCATTCTTATACTGTTTAAGGGCGGTAGGAACAACAAGTTTAATGAAGGGTAAATTCACTTTCCACCCTTACCAAAAGCAGTGTCATTGGGGTTAAAGAAACGCATAGCTACAGGCAAAGCAGCAGCCCAAAGAGCATTTAGGGTCAACTTCCAGTCCTGTGTGGCTGTGTAGGTAGCAACGGCGGCTCCAAGAACACTTCTTGCATAA